AATTTAACAGAATGGGAGCAGATATAATAATAAGACATGGAGTTGCCATGATAAATGGTGGATTACCGTTAACAGGTGCAGAAGTTATGTCTTCAGACTTGAGGGCAGGAGCAGCACTGGTATTGGCAGGACTTGCAGCTGATGGAGAAACAACTCTTAACAGAGTATATCACATAGACCGTGGATACGATAAGCTTGAAGAAAAACTTAATGGGGTCGGTGCTGACATAAGAAGAGTTAAGCTGGATATTTAAAGGGTTTGATAGTATTTTTTTGAAAAAATAAAAGACCTATAGAAAAGGTCTTTTTTTGTTTATGGGGACAATTTGGGGACAAATTTCATATTTTTATATTTTCAAGTACTTCCAGTAATTTATCATTACTTTCTTTAAATAAATGAGTGTAGGTATCAAGTGTAGTTTGTATACTGACATGTCCAAGTCTTTTAGATACAGCAACTATATTTACATTTTTACTGATTAAATATGAAGCATGGCTATGCCTTAAATCATGTATTCTTATTCTTTTTACTCCTGCTTTTATTGAGTAAGTTCGCATATAATAGATAAGCAGTGTCTGTGAAATGTCAAATAATAACTGTTTTTTTCCAGGTTTATAAATTTTATCAGTATAGTCATTTAAAATTATACGCAGATTTTCTGAAATCTTTATTATTCGATTAGATCCTTTTGTTTTAGTTTTTCCAATAACGTTGTCATATTTAGTTTTAGTTATTTTAATTGTCCTGTTTTCCAAATCTATATCTTCAAAATATAAAGCTAACAGTTCACCAACTCTCATTCCTGTAAAAAATAATGTTATAAATGCAGCTTTTATTGTCAGATTATCAATTAAGGATATAAATTTTCCAAATTCTTCAGGCGTCCATATTTTAAATTCTCTTTCAGGTTTTTTATTTCCAATATTTCCAGCTATTAAACACGGATTATTTTTCAAATCGTAAAATTTTACAGCAAAATTAAAGATAGCAGTTAATTCTTTATTTATGGTTCTTAAATAAGTAGGCTGATATTTTTTTGATATTTGTTCATTTTGCCATTTTCTAATAATGATAGGAGTAATTTCATTGACTTTATAATTAGAAAAAAAGGAAGCAAGGTTATTTTTAAAAATGCTATTTTTTAATTTTAAAGTAGAAAATTTACATCTGTGTTTCATATCTTCTATATAGTTACTGTGTAAATCTAAAAATAATAATTCTGATTTTCCACTTATATGATTAATAAAATTTATTTCCCAATTTTGAGCTTCCTTTTTTGTTTTAAATCCTCTTTTCTTTTTTTTCTTTCTTTTTCCATCATAAGATGTATATCTGAACTCACAAAACCAAGTATTTTTTTCTTTGTCTTTGTACGCTCCCATTATAATCACGATCCTGTATTGTATCGTTCATTAAAATATTTAGCATTGACTCTACCTTGTTGTATTAAATACCCCTTTTCTTCCAATTCCTTGTTTAAATTTCTAATAATCTGATATGCTCTATTTTGTTTAATATTAAGTATTTTCTTTATATCTTCACAAGTATAAAAAATTTTTGCTTTTTCCATTTTAATCCTCCTTAGTTTCAACTAATCCCTCTTGATTATTAATCCTCAAATGGATTTCCTTCGCTGTTTTTGAATAATGATTTTTCTAAATCTTCATCATCTTCGTTTACTACCTCGGCATCTTCTATTTTAGTTTTGCTATAATGTTCAGTTTCATTCACTTGAATAGGTGTTTCATCTAATTCGCTAGTATTCACACCTGATTCTTCAGCTTCGTACATTCCACTTAATTCTTCAATAAATGCTTCTCTTAATGCTTGTGCTTTTGCTACTTTTGTTATCATTGTAACTGGTCGATTTTTCCAGTTTTTGTTTGGTGTTCCGTCCTTTTTAGTTCCTATATATTCATCAAAATTTACTTCAGCAGTAACAGGGTTATCCCAATCTTTTCGATAAACAGTACACCAAGCTCCAACCAATTCTTCTTTATCTTTTCTAAATATAGAGCCTTCACGTTTTATTAATTCTCCAGTTTCTTTATTTTCCACATATATTCCAACTTTTTTACCATTATATTGCGGATGTTGTATTGCTCTTTTTTCAATAGCGTCCTTTGCAACAACCACTGTTGCAGGGTCATTATCAGTATATTTGATTAAATAGGCGTCCTTGACAAAAGGGTTTAAATTTCTCGCCTTACACAGTTTCATAAAATACATAATTTCCTGATCTGTTACATTTCCCTGTCCACTTACCAAATATCTTTTTACGAGATTATTGCTTAATTTAACTTCATCATTTCCTACTCTGAACACCATCAATCTATCATCATTATTTTGTTTTTCTTGTGCTAATCTTCCCATTTTATTTCCTCCTATAATTCTATATTTTCTAATAATTGATATTTTATTTCATATTTATCTGATAATGCTTTCAGTTCTTTCAAAAACGAAAGGGGAGTATTTTCAAATCTTATTGTTGTATCAAAATGTTTTTCATTTTTTGTATTTTCTTTTGTCATTTCTATATTCTGTCCAGCAGTTTGTTGTCTTTTGATTTCTTCGATCTCTTTTTGTTTTTGTATTTCAGCTTCTTCTAATGCTTTATGTTTTTCTTCTTCTGCCTTTTGTTTTAAATTTTCTTCGGTTTGTTTAATTTCGTTCTTTTTACTTTCAATTTTTTCAGTAATGACACTATAATCTTCAGACATTAAGAATTTCATACTCTCAAAAGTTATCATAAATTGAATTTCTGCATTCGCTTTTTCAATTTGAGAATTTATAAAGTCTTGCTTTTTCTCGAGTTCTTCATATTGTTTTTGCACTTCGTTCTCAATTTTTTTGAAAGTAAATGATTTATCCAGCCATTTGTCGTTCCATTCAAGAAAAATTTTTAATCCAGGATTTCTAGTAAAGATGTTGTTTATTTTTTTCTGTACTTCAACTTTCTTCTCTTCTCTGATTTTCTCATCATATCCTTTAAGCTGCTCACCAATAAAGTTTGATATTCCCTTTACTTCTTTTTCATAAGTTTTAAGATTCTCAATAAGTGCTTCAATATCAGCATTTGCTTTTTTCTGTATTTTTTTTCTCTCATCACTTATTTTCTTCTCAAGTTTATTTAATTTAGTTCTTTCTGATTTTGCTATATCAATATCATCTTCAGTGACAATCCATCCTTCGTATTTCTGTTTAACAATTTCCATAAATTTTTTTAAGTCATTAATGTTGCTTATGACTTTAGCTGGCACAAGTTCTGTTACTTCAAATTCAATTACCTGTAATTCCTGTGTTCCCATTTTTTCCTCCTATATCATTAATTTTGTTTTTGATGGTGGCTCAATGTCATTAATCACAAATGAATTAAACCATATTTCTTTTTTTATAATTTCTTTTATATCATCCTCGTCTCGTTCAATGTTAAACCTTTTCAGAATACTTTCATCAGTCCACTCTAATTTTATATTTGCAAATAGTACTGCAAACTTCCACCCAGTTACAGCTAAGTAGTGCTGAATCTGTAAATGATAATGTAACGGTACTTCATTTTTCCAATCTTTTTCAAACTGTTTCCAGTTCATACATCGTGCTGTCTTTATTTCCAGTATTCCCTTTTCCTTACTCGTCTTATCCTCTAGCACACCATCTAAATTTGCAGACATAAAAGGATATTTTAAGGATACAAGTGTTTTTTCAAGTGTATCTACTTTAAACTCAGGATACTGTGCCTCAAAAATTCCTCTTAAATATGGTTCTTGTATTATTCCATTTTTTACCGCTGGAACATTACTTATATCTTTTTGCTTTTCTCTCCCTGTTTTGATTCGCCATAATTCCTGTATATCCTCGTTATAAGGATTATGTCCCATTATTATTGAACAGTCTGAACCACCTATATGCTTATTCCTTATGCCGTGCCACTCTTCTTCTGAATGATATTCTATTTCCTTGTATTGCATTATTCCTCCTACTTTTTCAAACTCCACTTTTCATTTTTGGCTGTTTCAAGTGTTTTAAGCACTTCAGACTCGCTTATCTTACATCTGCTTGCTATTAATTTCGTCTCATAAGGCAATAAACATCTTCCTCTGAGATAAGCTATTGAGAGACTTAAATCGTGTAAAGTCTCAAGAAAAACATTCTGTAAATTTTCTGACATCTTTTCTACCCCCTTATTTTGTATATCAAGAGAACGCTGTAATCTGTTCCTCCATTTGTGTGGTATTTTTCATTTAAAATATATGTAGAAATAGAATATTTTATATCTATTATTTCCTTGTTCTTTGTAAATTCGTTTATTCTTTTTTCTAATTCTTCAGGATTATTGTTGCTGTGAAATATCTTTACGAATGTTCTCATTTCCACCACCTACTCCCATGTTCTTTTATCAAATGCCTTGCCAAAATACAGGCAAGTAGCAGATATTATTAATAATAAAGTTGCTGTAAATAAGTTACCAGCACCGCCTGTTGCAAATAATGCTGCCATTCCTATACCAGAAAGTATTTTTTTCATTTTATTCCCCTACCTCTCTTATTTTTTCTTTATTCATAAATTCCTCCTAAATTAAGATTTTACTCAAAGCCACAACCGAAGTTATGGATTTGATAAAATATTAATTATTCAAATTCTAAAAAGCTTTTTACAGTGTTATATCCTTTGCCGTCAAAATATACGCTCATTTTATTTGTCTTAAATCCACTATTTTTGATGTCCAACAGAGCATTCTCTATCATAGATTTTCCAATGATTAAATTATATTTGTATTCATTCAGTGCAATTTCCATTCTTTCTTTTGACTTATATATTTCTTTCATGTGCTTTACTCCCTCTTTATCTTCTTCAAAAGGCAGAATGTGGTTTCGTTTATCCTGTAGTTCCTTTTCCATTCTGTTAAATTCATTGATGTATGCCATTTTGAAATCAATGTGCCCTTGTATGTTGAACATATACAGGATAAAGCCGTCTTTAGTTAAAAGGTACTCCTTGTAAGTCCTATTTCTACTATCCTTATAGATATTTGCAAATATTACTTTTTTTAAATCTGCGGAGATTTCCGTAGATTGATTTTTTATAATATTTTCAATACTTTCTTTGACATCTGAATGTCTTTTCCCTAACTCATTTGAAATAACTCTACTACTCACGACATAACCATTTTCATTGTACTTTTCAATTTTTACTAATTTTTTCATTTTCATTGTCCTCCTAAAATTTTTTCTATTCTGCCAAGAATATTTTTATACAAAGATTTTTTGATTTTAAATCATATTGTTTTAATTTTATACAAATATCTTTGTATTTTATCCTAAGATTGTTATACAATATATTTTGTATTTTGTCAAATCTTTTTTTGATTTTTTACATAAATAATTGTATAATATAGAAAAAATATAGGAGTTGATACTATGATAAATATAGTTTTAAGTAAAATTCTCGGAGAAAAGAGAATTAAAATGTCGGAACTTTCTGAATTATCAGGTGTTAATAAAAATACAATTTTATCTCTTTATCACAATAGAGTTAAAAGAGTAGATTTTGATACCTTAGAAAAGATAGCCAAACCTCTTAATATTTCTCCATTAGAATTATTGGAATACACTCCTGATTAAGTTACTGAAGCCGTCCCATTTTATTCGAGTGCCAGTCAAATAGGAGTTGAACGGCTTGAATAACTTAACCTGAAAGGAGACATTATGGAAGAAATAGATATTCAAATTTTAAAATATATTAATAAATATGGCGAACTTCATATTGATGAAATTCTTAAAAAATTTCCTGACAATGAATATTCTACAGAATACAGAATTTCAGAATTATCAAGGTATGAAGTTCATTCTAAAATACCGGTGGCGATACCAAATACAAGTTACATTTTAAATAAATCTATAAAATATAAAGATGAATGTGGTACTACAAGATTTAAGAAAACAAATATTTATTATTTAACAGAATTAGGTAAAACGGTTATCCAAGATTTAAAAGTCGAAGAAAACCGAAAGAAAAAAGAAAAAATATACAATGTTTTTATGGAATTGATGCGTTCTTTCTTTTTTCCTTTGGTTGTATCTGTTGCTTCTTCTTTTATTACAGCATATTTAACTATTAAATATTTTAAATAAAAGATACGTCATCATAACTTTCGGTTTTTAAATGTTTTTCTATTCTTTCAATATGATTTTTTAGTACTTGATTATTACTTTCAAGTCTTTTATTATCTTCTTTCAATTTTATATTTTCCCAGAGTATAATCCAAGATTGAAACATTGTTGAAATAGCACATGCTAATACAAAAATAAACCAAATTTTTTCCATTTTTCTTACCTCTCTTCTTTGTAATTTTTTAATTAGTAGCTTAACCGTACCACCTAGGATAAAAATTAAAATCTTGGCAGTTTTTATTTTAGGAGTAGGTGGCACAATTAAACCACTAATCGAAAGGAGCTGTAATGTCAAACGATTATAAAGATATCTGCAAGTCTATCGAAAGACTTGAAAGAACAATATCCAAGTTACCAAAAGATTTCAAAGACAACAGAGATACTAGGGAAATTGCCAAAATGTTGGAAAAACAGTTAAAAGAGTTTCAGAAATCAAACAAATTTGAAATTCAGAAAGAAATCGGAAACTCTAAGCAATTCAAATTAACATTGGTATTGTCTATAGTAAGCATAATAGTGTCTATAATTGCTTTATTTAAGTAATTTATACATCAGCACAATTATGTTAAATATTAAACACAACATTGTAAAGAATAGTAAATCAAAAGCATTTTTAGGACGTATTTTGTCCCATATTTTTTTAATGAATTTCATTTCATTTCCTCCTAAGCTCTTCCAATGATTACACACTTTATATTTGACACAGTGTGAATCATGTCAGAATTTTTTATAATTTTTTGTAATTCTTCATTTCCATATTCTGATGGGCTTAGTTCGTATTCATCGTATGTTCCAGAATACTCAAAGTCTTTTATTTCTTCTTCTGTAATATCAGGGATTTCTTTTTTAAGTTTTTCAAATCCCCAACCATAATATTCCATTTTGGCTATGCCTTGTTGTGGATAACCAAAGCAGTTTTGCATTGCCCATTTTTTTATTATTTTTTCTTTTTCTGTCATATCTCTCTCCTTTGTTTACTAAAAAGTAAACTTTAAATTTAAAAAAAATACATCTCTTGTTTTTCTACAAAATAAGTTTACCATATAGTTAACAAAAAGTCAAATATTTTTGACAAAAATTTGATATAATATGCTTATAAGGAGATGATTAGCTATGAAATACAATACTTTAGGAGAATTTTTAAAAAATTTTATTAGTACTAGAGAGTTAACTTTAGAGTATGTTGCAGCTAAAACAAACAAAACAAAAAGTTCAATAAGTCAATACATATCTGGAAGTAAAAATCCATCCAAAGATTTTATAGACAGTTTTTTGGAAGCTTTTAAATTAACAAAAGAAGAAAGAGAAAATTTTTTGTTAGTAGCAGAACTTGGAAAAACAGTTTATTTAAAAGAAGAAATAAAAAAATATGTAAAAAAAGAATCTGAAAAAGAACCTTCAAATGTAACAGATGAAGTATTTGAAAGCTTTGTAAGAATACCGCTTTACGGAATGGCTTCAGCAGGAAATGGATTGATAGAGTCTGAAGAAAGCAATATTGAATATATAAATATTCCAAAACTTAATGGTAATGTTAAGAAAAGTGACTTTGCCACAAGAGTAAAAGGCGACAGTATGGAGCCTTATTATCATAATGGCGATATCATTGTGGTAGATGTGTCAAATCAGGATATCAGAACTTTGAATGGAAAAGAAGCGTTGATATATTATGATGATAATAAATATCTAAAACTAGTCTATTTTGAGCCTGGAACAGGTAATTTATTTTTAAGATCCTATAATGTGGCATATAGTGATATAAAAGTTGAAAACAGAGAAGTGGAAACGTTGTCATGCAAAGGAACGGTTAGCATGGTAATAAGCATGAGAAATAGAAAAATGATATAAAAGGAGAGATTTATATAATTTCGAAGAAAAATTGGTCGATATTCTAAAGAAATATTTGTCAGAAGAAAAATAAATAAAAATACAATAAAAAAAGGAGTGATCGTTTATGTATTTTCCATATTTGAGAGGAAAACAATTTGAGTTTATTGCTATAAGAGAATTGCATGAGAAAGGAGTGTTATTTAATAATACAATTCCAATTTTTGAACCAGTTAATGAAAATTTTACGTATTTTGACGAATTTATAAAAAAAGACATAATTTTTGGTATAATTGTAAATCCTAAAGTTGGGGATTTAGTTAATAATTACGAAATGATTGAAAAATTTATCATGCAACAAAATACAAGTAATTTTTACGTTTGCATTTTAACAACAAACAATAATCAAGAAGAAGTATTTATTTTGAAAGAAGTCTATAAAAATTATAACAAAATATATGTACACAAACAATATAATTATTTTTTTCAAGACAAATTAAATACATTTGACGATGGGTATTGCAATTTGGTTATAACTTCAATAGGGAATAAATACAATGTTTTAAATAATAAAGTTATTTTTGAAGATAGTTTTGTTAAAGCGGAAAAAAATTCAGAATATTTAGAAAAAGATTACTTCAGTAATTATTGTTCCAATTATAAGCAAACAGGATTTATTGGTATTTCAGATTTTTTAACTGTAGGAGATACATTTAGTAAAAGTGGAGGTCAACCTTTTGCTGTAGCTATTCATCTTACTACTGTTGAAAATGGAGAAATTTTTGTAAGACATTTTATTTCTGATTCAATTGATTATAGAGGTGATACAAATACAAAATTTTTCCAAGCACTGGATAAATTAGTGCAATATGTTATTCAAAAAGGAATTCCAAAAACAGAAGGAGTTTTAGAGTTTATTGCATGGAATGAAAAAAAGCATTTTCCAAATTTAGGATCAATAAAAAAAGCCTCTATAAAAAATCATATTGAACTATTAAGCAAACTCGTTTGACAAAAAATAGAAAAAAGAGGTATAATTAAATAAAAAAGTGAGATAAAAATGGAAAAAATAAATTATAGAGGACTTTCTGTATTGTATAATAGAACTTTTGTTAGAAAAATAATTTCAAATAATTATAAAAATTATTTAGAAAATATATTAAGTAGAAGTAATTATCTTGTAAAGGAAGTTTCTTTAGTTCATGTTTTGGACTCATTATATTCAGAATTTAAAAAAAATTATAAATGTGAGTATGTTTACAAAAACACTATAGTTAATAAAATACTTCTAGGAAGGCATTCTTTAAATACTTCTACACTAATTTCAGAATTGAATGTTGGAAAATCAAAAGCAGATATAGTAATCTTTAATGGGACTTCAACAGTATATGAGATAAAAACGGAACTTGATTCACTTAATCGGTTAGAAGCACAATTAGAAGATTATTTAAAATGTTTTGATAAAATATACGTTATAACAACATTAGAAAATATCAAAAAATTAGAAAATAAACTTTCTGGGAAAATAGGATTAATAGAATATACTAAAAGGGGTACTTTAAGAGAACATAAAAAAGCAGAAAGTAATAAACAAAATATTGACAAAAAATCCTTATTTTCATTGTTCAGAAAAAATGAAATGCTTAATATAATAAAAAAAATAGGTTTTGAAATTCCTGATGTGCATCCAAGATATCTAAGGGAAGAATGTGAAAAAATATTCCTGAAATTAAGTAATGAAGAAGCGCATAATATCGCTATAGAAGAAATAAAGAAAAGAAAAATAAAAAATGAACAAAAAGAAATAATAGAGATGGCACCTGAATCTTTAAAATTTTTCTTTTTGGCTGAAAATTTAAATAAGAAGCAATGTAAATTTCTCAAAGAATTGCTTTTTAACTAAGAGCCTAATGGCTCTTTTTTCTTTGAATTTTCTTTCAAATGAGGTATAATATATTAAAAATTTGAAGGAGTTGATTAGATTTGAAAAAAGTAATATTTTTTTTAGGATTTCTTTTTTCAGTTATAAGTTTTACTGAAACTTGTAACTGGGTATCTGATCCAGATATTTTTGTCAGAAAGCAGATAGAAATTATCAGAAAAAATAATTTAGAAAGTAAAGTGTACTGTGATGTAGAAGATACGTTAATGGTGTATTATTTAGATAATGATTTTGAAGAATTAGAAATCGGACTACTTTATAATAAAAAAGAAAAGAAAGAACTGACGGTAGATGAATTTATAAAAATATCAAATAATTTTTTCAAGGAATTAAACAAAATACGCCCTGTCAATTTAACGAATTCTGAAAGGTTTGATGCTCCTAAATATTATAATTATAGACTCTATATTTATAATCCTGATGAAAAAGAGGGTGATATTTATATGTTTTTGAAAGCAACGTTAGATACAAGTGTTACTAGTCCAAATTGGAGTAAGTATTATAATAAGGAATTTTTTGAAAAAGATAGTGAAATGATAGAATTTTTCAAAAAGAATGGAATTTATCCTACTGAAGATATAGTTTATTAAAAATTAAAGACTCTTAACGGAGTCTTTTTTTAGTCAAAGATATTTGACTTTTTGTTAACTATATGGTAAACTAAATTTGAGGTGAAAAAATGGAGATTTATGAGATACTATTAAAAAAAATAAAAAAGAAATACAAAAATATTTCTAATTTCGCGAATGAAGTAGATATGTCGAAACAATTATTATCGTATCATTTGGAGAATTTGGAAAAAGGAAAAAATACTTTTCGAGCTAATCAATTGAAGGTAATTAGTGATAAATTGGATTTAGACTTGAATTTTTTTTACAAATAAAGTTTACTAAATAGTAAACAGATAGAATTGATAAGTCAAATAAAATTTGAGAGAAGTAACTCGTTAAAACTTGCTGGCACAGACTCCTATAAAATTTTATTGTTTGATTCTGATTTCTTTAAATTGTGCCAGTTGTTATGGACAGTTAGCCTAATGGTAAGGCAGCAGTTTGCTAAACTGTGAGCGGTTACACGCTTTATCGGTTCGAGTCCGATACTGTCCGCCAATATGGACTATTCGTATTCTGGCGGAGATACTAAGCAACATGAGAGGTCAGTTCGATTCTGACATAGTCCAATCATATATGATAGCAGAGTTCCAGTAAAGGAACACTTGCAGACTCGAGTAATGCTTTAAAAAGTGTGAATTGAGGGAATTCTGCTAAAAAATTCTTTAAAATGATTTTTCAAATTTGATAATTAAAAAAGGTAGTGTGAGATGGAATGAAAATGTATACGAAACAGGAAAGATTAACATATTTACATGATTTAGTATGTGATTTGAAAAGTGAAATTTTAAAAAGAGATCCAGCATTAAGTCTACAAGAAATAACATTTGTAAAAGAAATGCTGGGAATAGAGCTGATGTTTCTATTTACGGATAATCCATTGGAAAATAGTATTTCCAATTGCTAAAGCTACGTCGGAGTGTTTAGCCAGTAAATCAGAAAATTTTTCAAAATTACTTTTTTCGATTTTATCATTATTTTCTAAAAGAGCTGCAAGGTAATTTGCAAATTTTTCTAACTGTTCTTTATCTTCTGACTTTTGGGAGACAATATCTCTTAAATTGGTAATTGAATTTTCAAAATTCATAACTGCATTTTGCTGATTACCAACAATAGAATTATGTACAGTACCAATGTTAAAAGTATTTGAAATATTTGAATTTTCACTTTCTGATTTAAATTTAGCCATATAATAACAGAGTACATTTTCATGTATTTTGGGCTGGGCATCGACTATAAGATATTCTTTGTTTAGAAGTTTTAGAATATCTCCATCATAAATTTCAGTTGGTTCAAGTGTTTGTATTGTATTAGGATAGTCTTTTCCACAGACAAATCCTTTTACAGTACCAACTTCTTTACCATTTCTAATGATTATTAAATCATTAGCTCTAGAACGTGCTGCTTTTAATCCACTTTGGATAGATTTTAAAAATGAATTCATAAAAAATACCTTCTTTCTAATAATTATATTTTTTCAGAGGTAATTTGGCAGTTAGTCTGATATATATATAATTATTTAAAGTTTTTAAATTTAGCAATCTTTTGAATTATTTGCTAACAAAACTAATATATCACAATATTTTGTATTTTTCAATAAATATAAGTACAAAATATGGTAAAACGGAGGAAGTATGAATTTTAGAAATTTTTTAGAGAAATGTCCAAAATATGAAAACTTATATATTTTGGAAGAGACAGGAAACAGGAAAGAAATTGTAAGGACAAGCAGAAGACATGGAAAAGTTACTGAAGCAAAAATACTTCTGTTTGATTCTAGTACAAGGAGAACAACTGTAAATGAAATATACATCAACAGTCAGGGATATTTCATTATAAGAGACCAGAAACGTTTAAGATTGGAAAAATTCAAGTAACAGATGTGAAAACAAATAAAAAAGCACTCAAAGAGTGCAAAGAAAATATTATTATAGGACAATTATAGCACTAATTATCCTGTAACGCAAGAGGTGAAGAGAAATGGAAAAATTCAAGTTTTTAGAAGTGAAAAATTTAAGTTGGAAAGCGAAAGGAATACTGATTTATCTGTTAACAAACAAGAACTTAATCAGTTTTCATGAATTGAAAAATATTTCAAAAGAAGGAAATGAAGCAATTTATTCGGGCTTAAAAGAATTAGTAGAAAAAGGATATATCAGTAGAGTTAAGTTTTCAGATGGAACAATAGAATATAATTGTTTTAATAATCCTGAAAAAAATAATGTAAAGGACTTTTTAGGAGGGGAAAAATAAATGAAAACAATCATAAAGAAAAGAGAAAATTTTACAACAATACATAATAGTTTAATATCAGATACAGAAATTTCATATAAAGCGAAGGGAATACTGATTTATATGCTTTCAAAGCCTGATGGCTGGAACTACAATGCAAAAGAAATAGCTAAAAATTCTAAAGATGGAATAGAAGCTGTATATTCAGGGTTAAAGGAACTTGTAAATGCAAGATATGTGAGTAGAAAAAGATTTCAAGATGGAACATTATGTTATTACGTTTTTGAGGATAAGACAATAAATAATATACCAGATTGCTATAACGAAAAAAAAGAAATGAAAG